CTCCACCGATTTTTTACGGGTTCCTTACGGTAAAGCTGTAGAAGAATGGCCGCGCCGTGGAATTATTGTTGGATCTTCTAATAAAGAATCAGGTCTGTTATTTGATGACACTGGCAACCGCCGCTTTCATGTTATCCCTTGTACCGCGACATCCATTGATCTTGATTCACTTCAATTAGAGAGGGACAGTATTTGGTCGGCAGCCGTTCAATCTTGGAAAAATAAAGAGTCACATTTCCTAACTTTTGAACAGGAAAATCAAATTGAAAAAGAAAATTTAGGTTACATGGTTGACTCGCCTTGGCTAACCGTTATCAACCAATGGTTGAATAATCCTGCTAATCAAAGCACCGACATAACCATTGAAAAACTACTTACCGAAGCAATCGAAAAGCCCGTGGAACGGCAAACAAAATCCGACACCATGACGGTATCTTCAATCTTAAAGAGTCTCAAATATGAGAGAAAGAAAAAAAGAGTGGAGGGAACACCTAAATGGGTTTGGAACTTGCAAAAGTTGTAAGTTCCCTCCTGTTCCCTCCTCCGTTCCTACGGGTGGGAACGCTCAAAAATCCCTAGCCATCTAGTTTCTTACTATATGTTCCCTTTGTTCCCTATGTTTTATATATAAATATAGAGATAGGTATATATGGGGTATATATATAGCTCAGGTAAGTTTGTAAGGAAGGTGGTACACAGTAGGAACGTGGGAACACTATCTAATCTCATTTCTGTCTCATGCACGTCTCAAAAAAGAATCAACCCGTCGTTGATCGCCTCATTATGTTGCTTGCTCAATCTGAATATGTCGCGGATGCTATTGCTGATAACTCTTTGGATGATAGACATCCTCTAGATCCTGGAATTGTTATTAATTTAAAGTGCTCCCTCGTTAAAATTGCTGATTCCCTTGACATTGCCGAACAAGCGGATTTAAAAGATTTATCCGAGGAATAAGCTATATTTTGCCTATGGGTAAAAGATCTACAGACAGAGAAGTCGATTGCAGAGTTAATTCTGTCTACAATTTATTGATTAATGGCCACAGTAAAACCCAGGTGGTGCAGTACTGCGCGGAAAATTACGGTGTTAAATTAAGGCAGTCAGAAGAGTATATAAGTAGGGCTCGTAAACTGCAGCAGCTAGATGCTGAATTGGAGCGTCCACAGTGGCTTTTATCGGCTTTATCTCGTCTGCAAAATTACGAAGCTCAATCTGCAAAACGTGGTAATCATCAAGCTGCCTTACGCGCAGTGGAATTACAAGCTCGGTTGTTGAGGTTTGAGTTAAGTTGACTTCGTTAATTGCTGGAATATGTGATAACGAACCGCTTACTGCTTTTGCTTATCAATCTTCTATTAATAGTTTGCCAACGGCGAAAGAAGTAAAGGCTCGAATACTTGAAGGACTTTTACCGCACCAGGAGAAGTTCTGTTTGAATACGAAATCGCGCAAATTGGGTCTTGTGTGTGGGTTCGGAGCAGGAAAAACACATGGCTTGGTTGCTAAGGCTTGCATGATTGCAACCGACAATGTTGGTTTTGTTTCAGCTCTTTTTGAACCAACTTCACCGATGGTTCGCGATATTCTTATTAGAACGCTTAATGATTTATTAGATCAATGGGAAGTGCCGTTCACTTTTAGAGCAAGTCCTTTACCTGAATATACGCTTCATTTTGCCGAAGGAAATCATCAAATATTGCTTAGAACAATCCTGACTTATCAACGTTTGCGGGGCCAAAATCTCTGCGCGGTTGGGTTTGACGAGGCAGATACGATCCCGATGGGTGAAGCAACTAACGCCATGAATATGGCACTGGCAAGATTGAGATCAGGTAATAATCAACAGTTCTATGCTTCAACAACTCCAGAAGGATATGGTTGGGCGTTTCATACGTTCGACAAAGAAGCAACAGAAGATACTGCATTGATAAGAGCAAGAACAATGGATAATCCTTATTTACCTGATGGATTTATTCAGTCGCTTGAGCAAAATTATTCTGAGCAATTAATCAAGGCTTATTTAGATGGGCAGTTCGTCAATTTAACAACGGGTCAAGTTTATGATCGGTTCTCTAGAGATATTCACGTTAAAGATAATTTGCCTGATTACAGTCAGGAAATATTAAAAATAGGCATAGATTTCAACGTAGATAATACAAATGCTGTTGTATGTGTGCGGGACGGAAATAGGCTCATTATCATAGATGAAATTGTTAAGGCTCACGACACTGACGCACTAGCTCAGGAAATCGTTAGGCGTTATCCAAATCGTAAAATTCAGGTATTTCCAGATGCTTCAGGCTCGCAACGCTCAACCAACGCAAACGCCTCTAGGACAGATATATCCATACTCCAATCTTACGGCTTTGAAAACATGTCGCCGCGAGCAAACCCCGCAATCAAAGATCGAGTCCAGACTTTACAAAATCTTTTATGTAACTCCAAGGGAGAATCAAGGTTGGAGGTTAGCTCCCGTGTGCGACGTGTGATTGAGTGCCTTGAACTTCAATCATGGGATGAAAAAACACAACAACCAGATAAGCTTAATGGTTTCGATCATATGAATGACGCACTAGGATACTGTGTATATCGTGAGTTCTCTATTCTGTACGCCCGTGCGGGTAGTAGAACAGGGATTAGAATCTATTAAAGAGGTTTAACGCCGTGGCTTTCAGTGCATACAGTGGATATAGAACTTATAGAGGTATTGCGGAAGCAAAAGTTAATAAGGTATCTGATCCTAACCAACAATGGTTAAATCAAGAACCTCATTGGATTCTGCCTGAAACGATTGTTCAAGGAACGTACGAGATTAGATCTAAACACCGAAAATATTTACCGCAAGAGGAACGTGAGTCAGACCTCAGCTATGATGCTCGGTTAGCAAGAAGCGTTTTATCTCCTTACTTCATACGAATCGAAAGGATGTTAGCGGGAATGTTAACTCGTAAACCTGTCCAGTTAAATGACACTGCTGATGTTATACGGGAAGATTTATTTGATATAGACCTTAGTGGGAACGACATTTCTATATTTACCTATGAGTTAACGCGCAAGCTATTACGTTACGGACATATTGGCTGTCTTGTTGATAGTCCATCTTTAGAGACAGGTGAAGGCCGTCCATATTGGAGTATTTACACACCAAGGGACATTATTGGTTGGAGGACAGAAAAGAAAGATGGAAAAGATGAATTAACACAGCTTCGATTAGCTGAACAAGTGTTAGTTGAAGATGGTTTGTATGGAGTGAAAGAGGTTCAACAGATCAGGGTATTAACGCCAGGTAATTTTGAAATTCATCGTAAGAATAAAGAGAAAAGCGATTGGGTTATTCAGGAAGAGGGAACAACATCACTTGATTACATTCCTTTCTCTGTTGCTTATGCAAACAAGGTTGGATACATGGAATCAAGACCACCGATGAGCGATATAGCTGAATTAAATTTAAAGCATTATCAAATACAGAGCGATTACGATAATATTTTGCACATAAGCGCGGTCCCAATGCTCTCGATATTCGGGATGCCGCCAAGTGATAGTGAAATTAGTGCTGGACCAGGAGAAGCTTTTGCAATGCCAGCCGAAGCAAGAATTGAATATATAGAACCAGGCGGTAGTAGTTTCTCAGCACAACAAGAACGACTTAAGGAAATAGCATCTCAGATTAACGAATTGGGCCTCGCCGCAATCCTTGGTCAGAAATTGTCCGCAGAGACCGCTTCCTCGAAGGCCATTGATAGAAGTCAATCAGATGCCACAATGCTTTATATCGCGCAGCAAGTTCAGGATTTAATTGATAATAGTTTGCGTTTTCATGCTGATTATTTAGGTGTTGAACCAGGCAGCTCTTATGTTAATCGCGACTTCTTAGCATCTCGTTTAGATCCTCAAGAAATCAATAGCGTTCTTCAACTTTATACAGCAAATACAATCAGCCAAGAAAGCTTGCTAAAGATGTTAGCCGAGGGCAATGTATTACCTGATGAGTTTGACGTTGAAGAAGAAGTTGAAGCAACCCAGGTAGCAGGATTAATTGAAATGGAACCACCTGAGAAGAAGGAAGAAGAAGAAGAAACAGTACAAGTTGAAGAGTGATAAATGGCCCCACAAACAAAGAAAGAAAGCACACCAGCGATTCTGTATCGGAACGCTATTGACTTAAATCGCTTTAGTAATGGGGTTCAAAATAGACTTGTAAAAGCCAATAAAAAAGTTCTTGTTCGTGCAATTGAGCAGTTAGCAAAGATTGATGATTCAGAAAAGCCGTCATATAAAGCCGCAAGATTAAGAGCGTTATTGAAACAGACAAAAGAATCACTAGGCACTTGGAGAAAAGAAAGTGTCTCGGTGATGATTAAGGAGTTAGAAGGAATTGCAGATGTCCAAGCTGGTTTTGTAGAGAGTCAAATAGAAAAGGCATTACCTAGCGGAGTATTAAGAAGCGAATTAAATCCAGCAGGTTATAGCGTTCAAACTGTTGCGGTAAGTCCAGATTTTGCAAAGGCGGTAGTCACAAAAGACCCTAGTGTTGTCACATTAAGAGCAACAGGTCCGTTTGATTTAACAGCAGCGCAAGGAGCACAATTAACACTGCCTAATGGTGACACTGTTGAAAAAGCATTTAGAGGGATTGCATCTAGGGAGCTAAGTAACTTTAAGCAAACGGTTAGAACAGGTCTTTTATCTGGTGAACCTACAGAAGATATTGTTCGTCAGTTAATGGGGAATTTGGAGTTTGGTCAAAGAGCTGGAACACCATTACAAGCGGCATTATCTGGTGATGCTGGCTTTAAAATGGCTAGGCATCAAATCAGGACAGTTGTTAGGACAAGTGTTAATCAAGTTTCTAATGCAGCAAGTAAGCAAGTTTATAAAGCAAATGAAGAGGTAACAGAGAAGTACCGTTATGTTGCGACGCTAGATAGTAGAACCTCGGCTTTATGTGCATCACTTGATGGACAAGAGTTTGAATATGACAAAGGGCCGGAACCCCCACAGCATTTTAATTGCAGGTCAACAACTGTTGCTGTTATTGATTGGGATGGATTAAGGAAAAAGTATCCACAGTTAAAATTTGATGATCCAGCCGAAGGGAAAAGAGCCGCAGCAGGAGGGATGGTTCCTGCTGACACTACTTATGGGAAGTGGTTGCATGGACAAAGAGCCAGAACTAAGTCAGGAAAGTTATCTCAATTCACACCTGGGCCAAGACAGATCGAAGCATTAGGAGAAGGTAAGGCTAAATATTTTAATCGTTTAGCTAATAAGTATGGAGCAGATGAAGCAATTAAAAAGTTTGTAAGAACGGATGGAACAGAGATCAGTTTGGCGCAATTGCAGAAGCGTTATCCAAAACTGACAAGCATTAAGAAGAAAATAGTAAAAGCTGTTCCCAGTAAGACAGTTGAAAAAGTATTGCCATCTATGGGAGAGCTTCAAGGTTTAAATCGTTCATCAAAAATAAAACAAGTTGATATTGATGACGCTTTCAAGTTAATGACAGAGATGGAAGGGCAAGCAGGAATAAATGCCAAGAAGTTAGTTAAGTTTTCAAAAAAAAGAGAAGTCTTCTCTACTTGGTCAACAGGGCGTGAATTAACAAGATATGGGAAAGGTAAAGGATACGGTTATTTAATGGAAAATCCTCAGTTTAAAAAAAGTTTAGAGAAAGGATTAGCGAGAAAAGATATGGGCTTTACGGACAATGTAAACAAGATGCTTATAGATAGAGGCCATAGAGCAATGCGTGGAGTAATTGATCTTATTGAAGGACGAAAAAATGAATATCTAGGTCAGTTAACACCTTGGAGAAGCCTAACTATGTGGAGAGAAAAAGGAGCCGCAGGTTATACCTTTATGGGTGCTAATCATATTGTTATGAGAAACAGTTCTAAATTTAAGAGGATTACCAGTTTAAAAGATATTGTGAGATCAATAAAAGAAGGAGTAAAGAAAGCAGGTTCTAAACAACTTGATCTGTCTCAATTGGCTTCTGAAAGGTTTGCTGATTCACCTTTTGGGATTTCTCGAAGTTCTCAAAGTTGGTTAACAACTTATGTTCACGAAATGGGGCATCAAGTTCATTACGCTGCAAGAAAACCAATGCTAGGAGGAGGAGGCCCCTATGCTGCTCCTGTTGTTCAAGGTACATATATCCCATCTGCTTATGGAGGAAGTAATAATATGGAACAGTTTGCAGAAACTTTTGTGCAATATATTTTCGATCCTGTAGGCTTGAAGAAAGCATCTCCAGAAGCTTATGCTTGGGTTGATGATGCTTTAGCAAAAGCTTTGAAAGCAGAATGAGCTTTAAAAAAGCAATGGAATTGATTTCTAATTGGCCGAAGGACAAAGAAGTTCCTCGGCTAATGAGAGATCTTTATGACAAGTCAAGTTCTAAGGAAAAAATTGATATAGGAAGAGCAACAGAAGCTTTATATGTTGGAGCAGAAAGTGAAAAAGACTTTGAGTTAATAGAAAAAGCTTGGGACTAGCAAAGTTTAACCGTAACGGCTAAACTACCTGCAATGTTTGTTTTGTGGTCATGGCGCGTCGATATGTCAGGGATAAGATAGGCCGCTTTGCTTCTTCTGGAGGAGGCGGTGGAAGTTTTGGCGGTGGCGGGAAAACAGGCAAGTCAGCTAAGAATGTGAAAGCACGGGCTTCATATAAGAAAGCGTCAGGAAAGTTGAGAAGTATGAAGAAGATTAGCGGAGGAGCTAAAGATGCAAAAGACCGCAAGTTCTGGAATAAATCGCTAGGCGGTGCGAAGTCAGGAATGACCCGCGTAACAAATAGGCTTACAAATAAAAGGGCAGCGAAATCAGGTCTAAAAGAAACTTTTGCATCACAAAGGGTCGCAGGCAGGAAGGCAACATTTAAATCAAAGGCAACAAAGGGACGGGCAGCAAAGAAAGAATATAAGGCAGCAAGTGGGAAAGACAGACAAGGAGGGCGTTATATAGCTCGGAAATCAGTAATCAAAAAACAAACAGGCAAGAAAGCCTATAACGCTGTTGATCCAAAGACGGGGCAACAATCTTTATCAAGGACTCAGGCAAGACCAGCAGGTTCAAAAACAAAATCTCAAAAGCTTAGGGCAAAAATCGACAGTAAGAAGTTTGCTAATAAAGCATTAAGAGGCAGTGAGTTCAAGGGAGTGAAGAAAAGGACTACGACCAAGAAAGTAACCGCAAAGAAACCTAGTTATAAGAAGCCAAAAGCAGGTGAAACAGCGAAGCAGTACAAAACAAGGTTGAAGCGCAGTGGCACAAATTCAACCAAGCGCGCTCTTAGCGGAAACTTTGGAACAAGGAGTGAATACTATTCAGTTCCTGGCACAAAAACTGGAGGAAAACAAACAAGAAAGTCAGTCAATAGGGCAAAGAATAGAGATTTCTATTCAGAAGGATCAAATAAACGTTCAAAAGCCATCACTAAATCCAAGCAACGTAACAAAGCCAAAGTGAAGAAGCAAACGAATTGGGAGAAGAAAATCAAGGGGCGGAAGGGCTAATCGTCAGCAATAAAGTCGTCTAGCGTTTCAAGGTCTTCCATCACGTTGGCCCAGAATCCAGGCACTAACAACACATCATCTTGGCTGTCGGCTTTACCTAGTGTAATAACGTCAGCCATTTCGTTTCCTGTGACGACATAGATCATTGTTTCGTTTCCTTCACCGTCAACATCTGGAACTTTTGATAATAAATCTCTTAATTCTCGAACAGTAAAACCTTCTTCTTTAATGATTGGGCTAGGCATTTGGGGTTGACTCCTAGTGGTTTCTGCTAACTTAGTGGAAAACTAGCCTTACGGGTTATTTATGTCTGACGAAAACATTCAAGAGCCTACGGCTGTTGATCAATCTGAACTTGATGCACTAAAAAGAAGCATTGAGGGATTAGAGAAAAAAAACTTTGAACTGATAGGTAAATTAAAGAAAAAAGAAACGCCTGATGTTCCTGCTGATTATCAAGAATTACTTGATTTTAAACAAAAAGCAGAACAAAAAGAATTAGAGGCAAAAGGTGATTATTCAAAAGCGTTGGAATCAAGGGAGGGCCAATTCCGTGATGCTGTGAAAGAAAAAGACGACAAGATCAAAAAACTTGAAGCAAGGATTCGTGATCTTGAATTAATTTCACCTGCTATCGCTGCTTTATCTAATGCGGTGCATGATACAGATTATGCGTTGGAGAAATTAGGTAAAGATAAATTTGAGGTAGCAGAAGATGGTTCTGTTGTTTATGTCGATGAATTTAGTCGGATGACAATAGAAGAAGCTGTTCAAAAGAAACTGGCTGCAAACGATAGAACAAAATGGGTTGTTAAAAAGCCTATTGCAAGAGGCAGTGGAGCAGTTGGCGGTGGAACTGTTTCGGGTAGCAAAATCTCAGAAGGTGACTTGAAATATTTCTTACCTGAAACACAAAATATGGACGAACAGACAAGGATTTATAGACAACAAGGCGCAGAAGTTTGGAGAAAATATAGGGAAATGGCCGAAAGCCGCTAGTATAGGAAGCAATAACTCGTCTGATGGTTACGCCGAAGGGTGAGTAAGGGTTACGCCCAAACTGTAAAACTATTTAGGAATCAAACATGGCCCCTACAAGGAGGAGCGATGTCATCATTCCAGAAGTTTTCGTTCCCTACGTTGTTCAAGCGACCACAAATTTAGACCGCTTCTTGCAGTCTGGGGTTGTTCAGCCGTTGGCG